TGCCCACGCCCTCCAGCGCCGCGCGCACCTGCCGCCCGCCCACGGCCGCCAGCCGCACGTTCACGCGCTTTTCTGCCATGGAAAGTCTCCTGCTGTCAGGGGGTGTCCGGCGGCGCGTCGCTGGCAATTTGCCGGTTGAGTGCCGCGACCATGCGCGCCTCGATCACCGGCAGCAGCTCCACCACTGCGGCGCGGTCAATGCCCATTGCGTCGGCCGCCGCCAGCGCCGCCGTGAGATCAAACCCCACCACCGCGCCGGGAATGACCCTTATCTGCCCGTCCAGAAGCCCGGTGAGCCGCCACACGGCCGCGCCCTCCAGGCTCCGGGGCGCGTTCACGACTTTCGGGCAGTCCGGGCAGGTTTGCGGGCACGCTTCGCAGTAGTCTTCGCCCCCGCCGTAGACCCACGCGGCGAGGGCTCGCAGGCGTTTTTTTCCTGCGCCACCTCGAGCGCCGGCAGGAGGTAGTCGGCCTGGAATATCTCGAACACCGTCCAGGTCTCGAGCAGCGCGTCGATCGCCTCGGGCGTGACCTTGGCCGGCTTGCCGTTCGCGTCCGCAACGCCCTCCCAATCGAGGACGGCGCGCCGCGCCAGCGCCCGGGCAAAGACGTAGCCCGCCTGCTCGTCGCCCGCGTCCTCGGGAAGCGCGCGCAGCTCGGGATCCTTGCGCGCTTCCATCATCAGCGAGGTCCCGGCCGGGCGCAACTGCACGCGCACCCCGGGCCCCAGGTCGAGCCACCAGGGCGCGGTCTTCAGGTCAAGTCGGATCATCAATACGTCTCCTTGTCGTTGGTGAGCGTCGCGGTGCACATCACGCCCTCGGCCGCGTTCAGCGATGCCTGCCAGTCAAAGTTGGCCTGCACGCCTTGCGGCCCGCTGATCTCCACGCGCGGGCGCGGCAGGTAGACCTCGTGGGCGACCAGCTTGAACGTCTCCCCGCTGGCCATCGTGAAGGAAAACTCGAGTTCAGCGGCGGTCCCGTTCACCGCCTGGTCCACCAGCGTCTCGTCGGCGAACCGCACCTCGATCTGCCCGCTCAGCGCAGCGATGCTCGGGTCGGCGCCGTCGATGCGGCCGTCCGAGCGGATGGTCTCGATGCGGTCGAGGTTGTTGGCGTAGGTGATCTCGGCCGAGACCAGGTTGGCCAGCGCGGCGCCGTTGCGGGTGATTGCGCCGTTGAAGTTGCCGAACCGCTTGAGCGAGAGCGCGTCCAGCGTGCCGGCCTGCGACGCCGCCGCCCGCGCCTCGCCCTGCGCCACCAGGCTGGCGGTGGCCTGCAGCTGCCCGCTGCGCTGCATCCGGAACGACAGCTGGTCGAGCACACAGCCCGAGTACATGGCAAACCGCGGCACCTCCGGCATGCCGACCTCGATCGCCATGCTGGGCAGCTCGAAGCTGCCCGAGGTGAAGGTGTGGTCGTAGGGGCTGGCGCCGGTGGTCGTCGGGCTCCCGAACGCCGCCTTGAGCCATACCCCGAAGGTCTCGGTATCGATCGGGATCACCACGTCACCGTCGGCGGTCACCGCATCCTTGATCGGCGCCAGCGGGTCGCGGCCGAAGCCCAAGAGCTCGTTGTCGATCAGCGGCTGTTCCGCCCCCAGCGTGGTACTGGCAAACGGCATCCGCGTGTAGCCGCTGCCGGGCGGCGTGCCGTAGGTGGTCTCGAACGCCAGCGCCATTTGCGCCCGCGCGCCTTGCGCTCGTGCCATGTCTGTCTCCTCGGGTTGTTGGGGTCAGGTCAGCGGGTCGTTCGTCGTGTAGTGCAGCACCACCGCGATGGTGGCCGCCTTCAGGCTCGCCGCGCCCTCGACCGGCAGGTCCACAGGGCGCGGCGCTTCCGCCTCGACCCAGTCGCAGAGCCCGCCCAGCGTGCGGTCGGCGGCGAGCGCCCCGCCGATGCTGGCGGTCAGCGCATCAAACGCCGCGTCACGGTCGGCGCCTTGGACCACCGCCTCGATCTCGGCGCGGTGCTGGTAGTGGTAGCGTAGAGGCGAGAGCGTCACCTCCGGCGCCCCCGGCTCGCCGTCGCGCAGGATCAGCAGACCCTCGCCCGGCACCCGCTCGGGCAAGACCTCGCCGCGCAGGGCGGTTGCGGCCAGCGCCGAGAGCCGCGCGTGCAGCGCGGTGAGGATGGTTTCGCGAGGGGTGGGCATGCTATCGGCCGGTATCAGAGTAGATATTTGACATATCATTATACCCATTTTATGAAGGCTTCATCCTACTCAGGACATGCCTCATGATCACCGGACCACAGATGCGCGCGGCGCGTACCCTTCTCGGAATCGACCAGAAAACCTTGGCCGAACTGGCGGGGCTGTCTGTGCCGACGATCCAGCGCATGGAGGCGAGTAGCGGCAACGTGCGCGGTGTCGTCGACAGTCTGACCAAAGTCGTGGCGGCACTCGACCGCGCCGGTGTCGAACTCATCGGAGAAGGCTCCACCAGCACGGCAGGCGGACGCGGCGTGCGACTGAAGGTGCCTCAACCGAGACGCTGATTCCTAAAACCCGCGACGGCGACCGCCGACAACAAGCCGACGATCCCGCCGCTTCCTTTCCAAAGGTGCGGCCCAAGATGAAAGACCAAATCACCAGACAGAGCGACACGCCCAGCTTCACAGCGCTGTTCACCCCAAAACTCGTCACCGTCCTGCGGGAAGGCTATGGGTTCACGCAGTTGAAGACAGATGCCATCGCCGGGCTGACCGTCGCCATCGTCGCATTGCCGCTCTCAATGGCTATTGCGATCGCCTCCGGCGCGACCCCGGCACAGGGGCTCTACACGGCCATCGTCGGCGGTTTCCTCGTCTCGCTCCTCGGCGGATCGCGGTTTCAGATCGGCGGCCCGGCCGGGGCCTTCATCGTGCTGGTCGCAGCTACTGTGGCCGAGCACGGGATGATGGGGTTGGTCCTCGCCACATTCCTGTCGGGCCTGATGATGGCGGCGGCGGGTTTCCTGCGCCTCGGCACCTTCATAAAGTTCATCCCCTTTCCGGTCACGGTCGGGTTCACGGCCGGGATCGCGGTCATCATCTTCGCCAGTCAGGTCAAGGAGTTGTTCGGCTTGACTCTGTCGAATGAACCGGGCGAGCTGCTGGAGAAAATCCCGGCGCTCTGGGAGGCACGGGAGAGCCTGACGCCGGCGGCGCTCGTCGTTTCTACCGGCACCATTGCCGTCGTCCTCGGGCTGCGGCGCTTGCGCCCGCACTGGCCCGGCATGCTGATCGCCGTTGGCCTTGCAGCGGCCGCGACCGGGGTGATGGCATTGCCGGTGCAGACCATCGGCACGAAGTTCGGCGGGATCCCCTCGTCGCTTCCGGCGCCGCGGCTACCGGCTCTATCGTTGGAGGCGGTCCTCGCGGTCCTGCCAGCCGCCATCTCCTTTACCCTGCTGGGCGCCATCGAGTCGCTGCTGTCGGCCGTCGTGGCAGACGGCATGACCGGACGCCGCCATCGTTCCAACTGCGAGCTTGTGGCCCAGGGCGCGGCCAATATCGGCTCGTCTCTCTTTGGCGGCTTTTGCGTGACCGGCACCATCGCGCGCACTGCGACCAATGTCCGCGCGGGGGCACACGGCCCGGTGTCCGGCATGCTGCACGCGCTTTTTCTGCTGTTGTTCATCCTCATCGCGGCACCGCTCGCCTCTTACATCCCACTGGCGGCGCTTGCCGGGGTTCTGGCCGTCGTTGCCTGGAACATGATCGAGACATCAGCCATCGCGATCCTAGTCCGCTCAGGTTGGGGGGAGGCGACGGTGCTGGGCGCCACCTTTTTCCTGACCATCTTCCGCGATCTGACCGAGGCCATCGTGGTCGGCTTTGCACTCGGCTCGGTCCTCTTCATTCATCGCATGAGCCGGACAACAGATGTTGTGACAGACAGCGCCTTCGTCGGTCGCGACGAGGCCGACACTGCCCACCCGCGCGGCGCGTACCACGAGGATCAGGCCGCGAACCCCGATATCGTCATCTACCGAATCACCGGTGCGCTCTTCTTCGGCGCGACAGCCTCCATCGGGTCGGTGCTGGACCGCATCCAGGATACTCACAAGGCGCTGATCGTCGATTTCTCGGCCGTGCCGTTCCTCGACTCGACCGGCGCCAACATGATCGAGGGCCTGGCCCACAAGGCGCACAAGCAGGGTGTCACGTTCTGGCTCACCGGCGCCAGCCGCGATATCCAGCGCGTATTCGTCACGCACAGATTGAAGCGTCCGCTGGTCCACTATGCCGCCACGGTGGACGAGGCTCTGGCAAGGGTGCGCGATGGCACCGCTACCGGTCAGGAGGCCGCCTGATGCCCGGTACGGTTCGGGACAAACGTCGACCGTCGCGCCGCCGGAATGGTCTGACCGAAGCGCGACGACGCTATGTCCTTGATGCGCTTGAACGTCCACGAACGCAGGCGGAATTGCGCGACGCGTTGGGCATGAGCAATAGCGGAATTCTGCACCTTCTGCGACGAATGGAGCGGGACGGATTGGTGCGACCCGCCGAAAGGGTCGCCTGGACACGGATCTGGGAGCGCTCGAAAGATCGCGGTTGAACCGATCCCATGAAAGCGTTCCGCACTTTGCCCATAGGTTTCTCGTGTTGTCGGGCGGCCTATTCGCATAACTCCTCGTGCTTTGACCCGCCACCTCACCGTCAACTCCTCCCCTCAACCCAGTTGGCCACGATCAACCCCGGCACACTGTCATGCGCCCGCTCGGCATCGCGGTCCAGATCGAGCCGCTTCGGCAGCTTCACCTGCGGGACCAGCAGGAAGATCGGAGCGGTGACCTGGTTGCGGCCGGTCTTGGCGCGCGAGGCCACCGCCTGGCCGCGCTTGTTGATCCGTGCGCGGTCGGCGACGAGCAGGCTCGGGCCACGGCGACGATAGACAAACCGCAGCCGCAAGCCGCGGCGGCGCTCCCATTCTCCCGGCGTGATCTTGCCGCCGCGCAGGCCGCGCCCGGCGGCTGGCGTCGGGATCGCCAGCCAGAAGCCGGCTTTCGAGCGGATCAGCGGGCCGGTGTCATGCGCGCTGACGATTTCGGGCGCGTTGGACCAGACGAAGGCGGCGGCGTTAAGGCTGGGCGTTCCCTTCGGGTATTGCGCCGCGCGGATGGTGCGGGCGAGCCGGGTGCCGAGCCCCGCGCCGGTGATCTGGGCGCGCCAGGCGGTCTTGAGATCCCGGCCCGCGATGCGCGTGGCGGCACTGACCGCCTTTTCGCCGGCCTTGATCTCGGCAACCATCAGCGCGGCAAGGTCCGGGGTGACATCGAGCTTGAGCTTCATCGGATCACACCGGCCGCAGGTCCACGGTCCACACCAGCCGCTCGCGGTCGCGCACGGGCTCGCCCTGGATGAGAAACGCCTCGCCATCGATCTCCACACGGTCGCCGGGCCGCGGGTTTGACACTTCCGCCACGCGCAGATCCACTCGCGTGGTCTCCGACCAGATGCGCGCCTCACCAAACCCGGTGGTGTCGTCCGCGCGGCGCGCAACCACTCGGACGAGAACCGGGGCGCCGCCCGCGGCCGTGTAGACGGCCTCGCGCCCGATGTTGCTGTCCGTGAACAGCGCGTCGAGCGCCATGGCAACGGCGCTCATCAGGTTCGCCTTGCGCTGCGCAGCACCTGCGGCCGCGTGCAGATGGGCAGCGGGTTGCTCTCGATCTCGAGGCGCACCCATTCGTCGCGATCCCGATCGGGGATCATGCGCGCATAGAGCGGCAGGCCGACGGTATTGACTGTCTCGAAGGTGTCGGCGGGCGCATAGTAGATTTCGAACAGGCCCTCGACACCCTCGGGGTAGAAATACGCCTTGTCGGTGGGCACGCCGAAGCCCAAGCCCCCACGGTAGCGCCGGAAGGTGATGCCGCCGAAGCTGACCTCTTCCCCTACCCTACCCCGCAGATCGGCAGCCGCGGCGGTGTTGAGATAGGTCTCGCGAACCTCCTTGTGGGCCACCAGATCGGCGAAGAAGGCCGAGCCACATTCGGCGCGCAGCTGCACCTGACCCGCGGCCAGACCGCCCAGCGTGTCCTCGACGCTCTCGATCATCGCCTGGCAGCGCTTGCGCAGCGCCCCCGATCCCGGTGTGGCATTGTCCAGATCGAAATCGACCTCCGCAGCCGGGGTGATGCCGAACTCGGCGTGGTAGTCGATGACGGTCGCCCCGTCCTTGGGGTCCTTCACCACGCCCTGGATGCCGTTGAAGAGGTGGAACTCGAAGGTGGCCTCGGCGTCGTTGCGGAGCCGGCCCAACTTGCGCGCAACCTCGGCCTGTACCTGCTGCACGGCGGTTTCCGAGCCGAAGTCGCGGATCGCCTGGATTTCCGAGGCCCAGAGTACGTCCTGCTTCTTGAACTGGCGGCACACGAAAGCGCGCATTTCCCGGCGTTCGGGGATCTGGCTCTCATAGGCCGAGCCGCGTTCGGAGAACGGGATCAGCGACAGCGTGCCGTCGCGGCTCTCGATCATCACGGTGCGCGCGCGCACGCCGCGGGAGCCGAAGAGCCCCGCGCCCGACAGGATCGCGGGCTTGAAGGGAATGTTTTCCAGAGCGCGGGTAAGCTCGATGATGGTGAAGGCATCGCCCTCGAAGATATCCATGGTGGCCATGGCAATGTCCTTTCTGTTTCAGGCTCAGCGCAGCAGGATGCCGAGCGCGGCCAGCGCGGCGGTCGCGGTCGTGATCTGCGCCTCGGTGATGCCCTCGGGCAGGATGATCTCGTGGCGGTTGGCGATGGCGGGGCCGCGGACCAGCACCACGGCGGGGGCGTCGGTATCTGTGGCGTCGACAGGACCCCAGAGGATGCCGGCGGCATTTTGGCTGCCGTTGGTGGCGCCGGGAGTCAGCACGGTGAACTTGCCGCCCGAGGTGATCTTGCCCAGCAC